CAAAATCAACTCCTTTTTTAGTAGAAAAAGCTTCTACATTCATAATCATAATTTTCAATTCAAAATTATTATTCATCATTGATCTTAATTCTGACATATATTTCTGACTTGTAGATTGTTTCCAAATAACAACTTTCTTTTCTATATAATTAGGAACATGGACTGGTATTTCCTGGTCTAGCCAATTCATATAGACTCCTTTTGGAGCAACCACTAATAACCGGTTAATTTTTCCTCGATTGTAAAGTATACATGCATTGTCTAATGCTATTTTAGTTTTACCAGTTCCCATCTCTGCAAAAATGGCAAAAGATTCTCTATCCCAGCATTTTCTCAACGCATCAGTTTGATGCTTATATGGTTCCGTTTTAAATTTATACATTCTTATTTCTAATGTTGACTTTCATTATAACATAGTATATAATACAAAGCAAGAATTAAAAATATGACAGTTTACGTTTTACAAGAAATGGGAAGAAATATTAGATCTGCTGAGAAATTTGGCGATTTAAAAGTTGTTCTTCCAGATAACAGACAAATTGTTTTGTCCTCCAGTCCTCTCACTTTTAAGCTACAACATGAGCTAAAAGATTTTAATGATAAAGACTACTTGCTTTTAATGGGAGACCCTGCTATAATAGCAGTTGCTGGCGCAGTTGTCAGTGATGTAAATGGAGGAAGGTTCAAAGTCCTAAAGTGGGACCGCGATGAGAAAAAATATTACGATATAGAAATAGATTTGAGAGGAAAGAATGAATAATCTAATTAACCAAATGGAAAAAGATGCAGGCTTCACCGCCCCTAATAGTATGGGTAAGATTGGTGCAGTAGCAAATGATATTGCAGATACGGATAAAGAGATCAGTGATATTGAAAAACAATTAAAAAAGAAAAGAGACTACAAAAAACATTTATCAGAAAATGTATTACCTAACCTCTTCGCAGAGGTAGGATTATCAGAGTTAAAACTATCTGATGGCAGACTTATTAAAGTAGGGAACTACTATGGTGCTTCAATAAAGGAAGACAAAAAACAAGCTGCTTTCACATGGTTAAGGAACAATGGATTTGGGGATTTAGTAAAGAACCAGGTCTCTTGTAGCTTTGGGAGGAATGAAGACGAGAAAGCTCGAGGACTTAGCCAATACCTTGATGAGCAAGGATATGAGTCTTCACAACGTGAATGGGTCGAACCTTCCACCCTTCGCGCATTTATACGTGAGCAGCATGAAGCAGGTAAACAATTACCTATGGACTTGCTAGGAGCTTACGTCGGACAAAAAACAACGATTAAAACTTAAAGGAGAAAGGCCTTATGGCACAGACTAAAGCAGTTGCGAAAGCAGCAAAACTTGATCTAGCAGTTCTTGCTAGTGATTCTAAGGATGCAAGTGGATTTGGTAATCTTGATATTTCAAGAGATATCGCAATTCCTTACATCAATATTCTTCAATCCGGCAGCCCTCAAATAAATCCGTCTAAAGCGGAGTATGTTAATGGCGCCAAAGTTGGACAGTTCTATAATACTGTCACGCAGGAAGTTACTGATACTATTGACGTAGTTCCTGTTTTATACCAACTAAGATACGTGGAATGGAAACCACGTGAACAAGGTGGTGGTTTCGTAGAAGCTCATAACGCGGAGAGTGGGGTTTTATCCCAAACAAAACGTGATGGCATGACTAATAAGGATGTATTACCTAGCGGTAATTATGTTGCTACTACAGCCTACCATTATGTAATGGTTCTTGGAAACGATGGGACTTATGCACAAGCTGTTATAAGCATGACATCTACTCAGTTAAAAAAGAGTAGACGTTGGAATAGCTTAATGCTTTCCCAAAAAATAAAAGGTCCATCGGGATTGTTTACTCCACCAACATATTCTATGATTTATAAACTTTCTACTGTTAGTGAGTCCAATGATCGTGGAAGTTGGTTTGGGTATCAAATTGAAAAAGTTGGTACAGTTGAGGATTCTGATCTTTATAATGAATCTAAAGCATTTTCTACAGCAGCATCCAGGGGTGACGTTGAAGCCAAACCTGTCGCAGAAGCAGAAGTTGCTAAAGAGGCTCCACCCACTAATTTGAAAGACGACGACATACCCTTTTAGGGCATAGTTCGTTACTGGAGATTTAGTGGAGAGATTCAAATCTATATTTGAAGGATTAGACGCGGCTTATGGTCAGCACCAATCCAGCGGAAAACGTGCTGACGGTAAGCAGGACGGAAAGTCTTTTATCGTCAAGAAACTTGTCACTGATGAATTATGGCAAAATCATCTTGATGGAAAGGGACCTTCCTTAGGAATCATTCCTATTATGACAGATAATACAGCCAAATGGGGTTGTATTGATATTGATATTTATCCTTTAGACTATCAAAAATTAATCAATGATATAAGAAAATTAAACTTACCACTAGTACCATGCAGGTCAAAAAGTGGAGGAGTTCATTTATTTTTATTCTTTAAACAAAAAATAGCTGCAAAATTAATAAGAAATAAACTGCGCGAAGTCTCGGCTTTTATAGGCTATTCCACAGCCGAAGTATTTCCCAAACAAACAACTATTTTAATATCAAAAGGAGACTGGGGAAATTTTCTTAATCTTCCTTACTATGACTCAAAGAAGACTGGCCGTTATGCTTATAAAGATGATGGCACCGCAGCTACTTATCAAGAATTTTTAGATTTGCATGAAAAATATGTAGTTGAAGATATTAATAAAATTACAGTTCAGATTTCACAAGGAGTGATAAAAGACGGACCTCCTTGTCTTCAGCAGTTATGCACCCAGGGATTTCCGGAAGGCACACGCAACAATGGACTATTTAATATAGGAGTTTATTTAAGAAAATTTGACAATGATAATTGGAAAATTTTACTAGAGCAACATAATAGAAGTTATATGAAACCACCTCTAGCAGCTGAAGAGGTTGTTATTGTTCAAAAACAATTAGAGAAAAAGAATTATAATTATAAATGTAAGGAACCACCTATTAATGCCTATTGCAACGCTACTCTTTGCCGCACTCGTAAGTATGGCATTAAAGGAGACAATGGTCCTATAGATATAACATCTTTAGCAAAATTAGATACGCATCCTCCAGTTTGGTTTCTTCAAGTTGGGGAAGATGCAAGATTAGAATTACAAACAGAGGAGTTGCAAGTGCAGCATAAGTTTCAGCGAGCTTGTATGAATACATTAAATATGATGCCTCCTCTTGTAAAGCCTTCAGTATGGCAGGAGAAAATTACTCAGTTGATGGAAGAGAAAAATTTAACTGTGATTCCTGTCTCTGATGATGGGTCTGTCGCTGGTCAGTTTGAAGCTTACCTCCAGGAGTTTTGTACTGATCGCGTACAGGCCTTAAATAGAGATGAGATTTTACAACATCGTCCCTGGACAGAAAATAAAAAAACATGGTTTAGATTAAATGATCTTCAAGACTATCTTACTAGGAAAAAATTTACTTATTATAATCCTGGTCAAGTAATTTCTAGGCTTCGAGATCTTCAAGAACGTCCCCTTACACAAAAACAAAAGGAAAATCTTAAGGATGAAGATCGTTCGGCGAGATGGAATCTCAAAGGAAAGACAGCTCGCGTGTGGTGGGTACCAGCATTTCCAAAACAAGATTCAGCATTTGAGATAAAGGAGCTAGATGAAATTCCATTTTAAATTAAAATATGGGGATACCAGAGATGATGGTTATATCTACGTGGGGAAAAGATATTATAAAGGTAGTGAGAGACCAGATTGGAGAAGTCCTGAGGCTCTTGAAAGAAAAAATAATTACAATAGAAAAAATAAAAAGAAAACATATGATTTAATAAGTAGATTAACTTCTGAAGAAAAAATGAAACATGGGTGTGCTCATTGTGGGTATAATAAAGACCCTGTAGCATTGGATTTTCATCACATCAACAGAGATGAAAAGTTTATGAGTGTATCCAGGTATTGGAGAACAAGCATGGTACAATTTAAAAAGATAAAAGAAGAATGGGCAAAGTGCATTGTTTTATGCTCCAACTGCCACAGAATAGAGGAGAAAAGGATTAGAAATGTCAAAAGTTAAAATTATATTAGGCTCACCCGGCACAGGAAAGACACATACTCTATTAGGTATAGTGGATAAGAAGCTAGCTGAGGGCGCGCATCCTTACAACATAGCGTTCCTTGCTTTCACTACGAAAGCGGCGCACGAAGCAAGAGCTCGGGCTTTAGTTAAATTCAATCTAGAGGAAAGAGATTTGATGTATTTTCAAACCTTACATGCATTTGCATATCATAGACTAGGACTAACTAAATCGGAAGTTATATCCAAAAGTAATTATGAGGAATTTGGCGATGAATTCGGCATGGATGTAGGAAATGTTTACGTAAATAATGAGATAGGAGTAACTACTCTTGATAATAAATTATTGAATGAAGTTAATCAAGCCAGACTCAGATGTAGAGATCTTCAGGACCATTACCAACAAATAAAATTGGATGCCTCCTGGTTTTCATTTAAGAGGGCAAAGGAATCATACGAAGAATTTAAAAATAAAAGACAACTTATTGATTTCACTGACATGCTTGATAACTTTGTCGAGACGGGGGAAGTACCTCCTTTAGATTTTGTTTTTATTGATGAGGCGCAAGACTTGTGTGCTCTTCAGTGGAAGATGCTTAGGAAAATATGTAAATTTGCCAAGGAAGTTTATGTAAGTGGAGATGACGACCAAGCCATCTATAGATGGCTAGGGGCTGATGTAGAATATTTTATTGGAATGAAAGGAGACGTAGAAGTCCTTCATCAATCTCATAGATGCGCTCAGGCGATTCAAGATTTATCACAGGTAATCATTCAAAAGGTTCAACACAGAAGACCTAAGAAATGGATTGGAACTAAGGAAAAAGGATTAGTTGCATACCATGCTTATCCAGGGAGTGTTAATATTCACAAAGGGGAGTGGCTTGTTTTAGCAAGTGCAAATTATATGCTGGATGATATTCAAAGAGAGATTAGGATCCAAGGACTTCTTTATGCATACAAAGGTAAGTTATCAGTTTCTAAAAAATTATTAAATGCTATAGACTCTTGGAAAAGATTAAATGATGGAGAGGAAATAACTTTGGATGAAGTTAAAAATATTTATTTCTTTATCTCATCCGGCAGTGGGATAGAGCGAGGATATAAGGCACTAAAAACAGCTGAGAAGGAGATGTATGATACTGAGGAACTTGTAATGCGCCAGGGATTACTGGTGTCGGGACAACCATGGGATGTGGCCTTAGACAAGGTAGGAGACAATGATATATTATACTTAAGAGCTATGGAGCAAAGAAATCACTCTATTACTGACGAACCAAAAATTCATGTAAGTACTATTCATGGTGCTAAGGGGGGAGAGGCCGATAATGTAATGCTATTCACTGATATTTCACAAGCAACTCAGGAACAAATGGAAAGTAATCCCGATGATACCCACCGACTCTTCTATGTGGGAGTGACACGCGCGAGAAAAGAATTACATATTATTAAACCCCAAAGATATAACGGATATGATATATGACCGCGCATAAAAAACAAATAGGAGGAGATCATTATAAAAGAATGGCAATTCAACCAAGCCATTACATCGTAAAGAATAAATTAGGGTGGTACGAAGGAAATATTGTCAAGTATATTACTAGACATAGCATTAAGGGTGGAAGACAAGATATACAAAAAGTTATCCACTATGCAGAGCTTCTCTTAGAAGATAAATACCCTAAATCTAGAGGAGAACTACAGGGAGAAATAACTAGAAAATATGTTAAAAAATTAAACAAGGAGAAAAAATAATGGATTTATTTTCAAAGGAAGTTGACTCAGAGTGGCTACCACCTACCACATTTCCTGATCTTAGCGGCCACGATAAGGTGGCTATTGATCTTGAGACGTGCGATAGAGATCTAATGGAGAGAGGACCAGGATGGCCTACTAAGAATGGTCATGTTATAGGAATTGCTGTCTCAGGTAATGGATTTACTGGATATTATCCTATTAATCATGAAAGTGGGAATATGGATGAAAAGAAAGTAGTGAAATATATTAAGTCTATATGTGAAGACGGTTCAATTGAGAAAGTGTTTCATAATTCTCAATATGATATTGGATGGCTCGGAACTCTGGGGATAAATGTTAAAGGTAGAATTCATGACACGCTAGTAGCGATGGCATTGATAGATGAAAATAGATTTTCCTATGGTCTTGATAGTTGTGTTAAGGATAAACTTGGCCAACGTAAAGACGAGTCAAAATTAAGAGAAGCAGCAACAGCTTTTGGAATAGATCCTAAGAGTGAAATGTATAAATTACCCTCGCAGTTTGTAGGTGAATACGCAGAAACAGATGCAAGGCTAACCTTAAAACTCATGGAAAAATTATCGGCAGAAATTAAAGTGAATAACTTAGACACAATCTATGATATAGAATGTCGTCTGACCAAGGTCATCCTCAATATGACCAAACGAGGGGTGAGGGTTGATATCCCAAAATCGCTGACCCTCATAGAACGTTTTAAGAACAAGGAAAAGAAGCTAGTAAAGAGAATAAATGACTTAACTGGTCTCAGAGTGGAGATCTGGTCAGCCGCGTCTATAGCGGCGGCTTTTGATGCAGCTAATTTGCCGTATGAAAGAACAGTGAAGACAGATTCTCCTTCTTTTACCAAAATGTTTTTAACTGATCATCCACATGAATTGCCACGTTTAATCACACAAGCAAGGGAATTAAATAAGCTACAAGGAACTTTCTTAAATAGTGTTTTAAGGTATAACAAGGATGGAAGAATTCATGCACATGTTAATCAAATACGCTCCGATAGTGGGGGTACTGTTACTGGTCGTTTCAGTTACAACCACCCAAATTTACAACAGATCCCTAGCAGAGGACAATTTGCCAGTAGCATTAGGAAACTTTTCGTCCCGGAGAGGGGTGAGTACTGGCTTAAAGCAGACTACTCGCAACAAGAGCCCAGGCTTTTAACTCATTTTGCACGACTTGTTAATATGGGTGGATCAAGAGATGTCCAAGAAGCTTACCAAAAAGAAGACCTGGACTTTCATCAACAAACAGCTGATATGGCTGGTATAGAAAGAAAATTAGCCAAAACAATAGGATTAGGAGTTATTTATGGAATGGGATATCATAAACTAGCAAGAGAACTAGATATGGAACCTCAAGCAGCAAAGAAAATGATGAATTCTTTTCATGAAAAAGTGCCATTTATGAAAGGTATGTTGAATGCAGTAATGAATCGTGCCAATGAGAAAGGTATCATACGCACCCTTCTTGGACGAAAATGTCGCTTTGAACTATGGGAACCCTCTTCATTTGGAGTTCACAAGGCACTTCCGTTGAACCAAGCACAAACAGAATATGGAATGGCCATTAAAAGAGCATTTACATATAAGGCGTTAAATCGTTTAATTCAAGGCTCAGCTGCTGATCAAACTAAGAAAGCAATGGTAGAAGTGTATGAACAATTAGGAATTACACCTCTTATACAAGTTCATGATGAATTAGACTGTTCTATCAAGGATGAAAAACAAGGAAAACAAATAAAAGAAATTATGGAAACGTGTGTTGACCTAGAAGTTCCGTCTAAAGTTGATATAAACATTGGTGAAAGTTGGGGTGGATGATGAATTGGCTATGTAGCACTTTACTTATCTGTTTTTCTTTTAATCCAGTAATGGATTATACTAACAATAAAGAATTTATTGAAGATGTGAAGGCGTGTACCCTACATTTGAATTCTATGGAAGATGAATGGGATAGGGTTCCCGTTGATTTAGTTATAGCGCAAGCAGTTCATGAATCCGAGTGGGGACGTTCACGGTTTGCAGTTGAAGGAAATAATTTGTTGGGAATTCGCACGTTTGACCCAACAGATAACCAGTTAAAGCCCATTAATAAACCTAATGTGAGCTGGGGGCTTAGGATCTTTGAGACTAAATGCGAATCCATATCTTATTATATTCACTTATTAAATAATATCCATCATTATTCTGAATTCAGAGAAGAGAGAATGGCTCAGTATATCAATGAGATAGTGGACTTAGAAAAATTAGTGAGGACACTTGCAATTTACGCTGAAGATGTATATTATACGCAAAAAATAATCCAAATAATGAGAGAACTAAAAAACTATGAATAGTAGCGGAAAACCCGGGTATAAAACACAGGATATATACGTTTTAGAGGATGTTTTAAGTGATTATGAAATTAAGCATTCTTATGATATGCTTATAGATCAGAATTGGAAGCTTAATAGCGTCTATGGAGACAAAGTTTCTTACCTTTATCCTACCTTTGTGGTAAATTCTGAGGATAAAATTTTAAATCATTACTGGTATGGATTTTTTAGTGGGGTATTAACAAATGTTAATAGAATGTTAAGAGAACAATATAATTTTGATTTAGGGGCTTATAAAATTAAAGGCACTTTACTAAATGCTCAGCAAAATAAGGGGTCTTTTAATTTTCACACGCATGAGGGATCCTACTCCTTAGTTGGATTTTTAACTCCTTACTGGAAAGATGATTGGGGAGGAGAATTACAAATAGAAGACCAGACAATAAAATTTAAACCAGGTAGTTTTGTTTTATCCAAAAGCAACGCTCTACATGATGCCATGCCAGTGAAGGTTGATCTTCCTTTTTGGCGTATATCAGTTGGAATGTTTTTAGGGATGCCACAATGACGAAACCTGGATATAGAGCACAAGGAAAGAAAAGAGCTGATGGTGTCAAGCACAATTTTGCTATTAACAAGGAGCAGATGGAATATGAGAGAAGAAAACTTTTACAAGAAATGTCTTCGAAAGTTGACAAAAAGCGCCTCAATAATATGGCGGCAGTTGCGGCGACTAAAGAACCTGAGTATTTTGACGAGGAAGGAAACAAAAAAGAGCCAACATTACGTATCTTATCACTCGGCGCAGGGGTTCAGTCATCCTGTCTCGCACTCATGGCTCAGGAAGGACTAACAAAGCATAAACCAGAC